CTTGTCATAGGCAGCCCAAGGGATTTCTATTGGCTTCGTAGTGGAATTAAACCTCCGTGCCAATTCACCAATAGGGTCGAGGAAGCCTAAGTTTAGCCCTATAATCAACCCTCTCTGTGTATCAACTAAGCCATCAAACAAAGGCAACTCTTCTGCGCCAATAGATGTCGTGCTTGTCCTCTGCTGCGTAACCAATGCCGAACCCGTGCCTACACGAACAGCAAGACCGTTAGCACTGCTCCTCGCAATTACAGGCAACACCGTAGCCTCACTGCTCTGCAATACAGGAGTGACGCTAGTGGTGGCTAAGTCATTAATGCTAAACACCGTTTCACCAGAGCGTTGGTCAAAGCAAGCAATGCTATCCTGAATGCGTGGATAAGCAATGGGCTGAAATACGAATGCTGAGGGCGTTATAAAACGCTGAATCTTATAGTTAGACTCGGTTCCGTTATGGAAATATAAGTTTTTGTTATTGGCTACATAAGACTTAACGCCTAAAGCAAGTTCCTCTGTAACACGGATTAACCCAACAAGGTCTACTATGCTAATGTCTAGTTCTGCATCCGCAGGAATGCTTACCAATGGTCTGCCTGCTGCGTTAGCAACGAAGTCCACCGCAGGAGCAAATACACTATCCCACTTCTGCGTTTTGTCTATCACCCTATCCCACTCTGGAATCTCGAAAGACAAAGGTGGGTTGTTTGTGTTTAAGCTGCTGGCTAGCACTCCCGTTACGCCAATGTTCCTAGCTGTTCCTAGCTGGAATATCTTAGGGGCTAAGTGGTCAAATTCTCCTATGCCGTTAGAATCACGGGCGTAGTCTTTGTTATTAGTTGTGTTTTTGCCAGGAGTTATAACACCTGCTCTGTTGGTTGCAGGCACTAATGGCGTTTGATACACCACGTTTCTATCCCTCTCCATCCTCACTATGGCAAAGCCCGTAGCCCATGATGGGTGCGTAGTGCCGTCTATTGTAATCGAAAGCCCTAACGCCTTGCCGAAATTATCGCCCTTTACGTTGTAGCCGAATTTGTCTCTGCTTGGAAACTTCCAATCGGTTCCTGCTGAATGAGAATAAGAATTACCTATGCACTTTGAAACAACTGCTATTGTAGGGAATAGTGTTGGTAAAGGTTCGTATGAAGAACATACAAGAACACCATCCTCAACAGAAAGCACATCGTAAACATCGTAATATCGTAAGTCGGGGTCTGCTAATGTACCGAAGTTAATCATTACCACATCACCAACAAAGAAAACACCATCAAGCGTTTCAGAAATCTCAATGTTAAACCTATTGCTCGTATATACCGTGCTGCCTGATGCGTTAAAAGTTTGTGGCTGTGTTAATGCTGTTATATCCCGTGTAACGCCACTAAGAGCCGTTCTCTTTAACTCCGAGAAGTCAAAGGGCTTCACAGGAGAGAAGTTACCGAACCTATCATGGTAGGCAATACCAAAGCGATATACCTCATTGCGGTAGTGTCCCTTCTTGTCTTCCGTGTTGGCTGCAACGGTGTAGTCCACCTCTTCTGTAATGGTTTGCGCAGTGGTTAATTGCCCTTCAAGAGCAGTGAGGTTTCTATCGAAATATTGTATGTTCCCGAAGATAGCCCTACCATTGGTTTCGTAGCCTGCCACAGCCGACTCCACAGGTGCGTCATCAACAGTAATCTCCGTAACAGGCAACTCATACTCTTGGTTGTTACCATCGTACAGTATTGTTACAAGAGGCTCTAATGGGCTTACCGTATGCGTAGATATAAAAGCTACGTCTTGCGTAATCCTATCGCCCGTATTGTTTTTTATTACCGCTAACTCAAGGGAGTTAAAGATGGCATTCTCGTCTGCTGAAATTGTAATAGAAAGACTTACAGCCTTGTCTGTTATATCCCCCACCGTGCCGCCTATCTGCGGAGTTGATTTAGGGAATATAGCAACAGGGTTTGTGAATAAAGACCACTTGGTGAATGAACCAATGGTAGACTGCTTTAACCTATACGCAAATTGATATGTGCCTGCGGAGAGGTTTCCGTTTTCTGTAATGTCTGTGTCTATGGAGTTGTCTGAAACAAACTGTCTGACGAGGCTTATTTCATCTACGGTGGCAATAGTGGAGAATACATTTTGGTTTAACTCAAATCTTTTGAGTGGTGTAACCCCATCTGTGTAATGCACGAAAGACCTTCCTCTGTCTCTTGTAATGAATGCAACTACGCAGTCCGAACCAAAGGCTGCATCGAATGTAGCTGTTCCTACCGTGAGGATTTTACCCTCGTAGTGTACGAATATCTTTGAATACTCCTTTACGCCTAGCCCATCAGCACCAGCACCATAAGCGAAGAACACAACGCAATCTCTCTCTATATTACCAACAGTAAAGTTGCCTATGCCTGTGGCTCTTCCTATAATACGTGCGTCATACGCATTGCCTGCATCTCCTGTAATCCAAGAAGCACCCGTACCCGTTGCTTCCAATACGCTTTTCATTCTGTTCAAGACAAGCTGTTCGCCCTGCAACGATATATCCATGTTAAGCGCATCTCTATATGTGTTCTCAGGTTGCATAGACGGATTAACGTCTTTATTCATTCCTGCCACAAATCTATTTATCTGCTTTGGTTGTTGCATTATTTGTCCTTAACGATATAGAAATAACAAGGGCAACCTTGTTAGGGTTGCCCGATTAGCGGAAATCCACCTGAAACCAATGGCATTGGTTTATGTTCCTAAGCATGCTCCACCTGCGATGGTGCTTATCTACAAATTCATCCTTTATCCATTTGAATCCCATTCTGTTGTCTTCAAATTGGCTGTAATGCTTGCTCCACCTTTTAAGAATGGAATTGAACTTAGTTACATACTTAGTAGCCTTACTCTTGTTGTCCGTAACGAATACAAGATGTACGTCATGGTCTTCGTAACTACCTGTGCTGTATTGAACAGCGTACATAGGCTTTGGCTTTGTAGCCATATCTTTGATCGTTTCCTTCTTCATCTTATGGGGTTTTGTATTTATGGGTTTGCCAATTCTAACAGCAGGTCTGCGTGGCATTTTTCATCTAGCTTGCACCAACAGCTAAGGTTTTTATTTCTTAGGCTTTCAATATCATCATCCATCTGAGCCATTAACTTATAATACTCCATCATACCTCCCGCTTCTTCGTGAGGCAGTAGCGAAAAGCTGTAACATTTTATGGCATCAGCAGCAGCCCCATCTCTTGTGTCATAAGCAGCATGGCAATGCTTAAGCAGTATTTCCGTACACCTTTCGCTGCCATCTGTTTTTACAGCCCATTTGCCGTCTGAATATTGTACAACTCTAAAGGGATTCCCCCACCTAGTGCCACGCCCTACATAAGTAATAGGCAACCCATTGGGAGAAACCTGTTTGTGTTGTCGGCTTCGTTGTATTCTTACAGGCAAGGCTGCTACCGCAGGTTTAGCAAAATCTGCATTTTCGTTTTCTTTTGACATTTCTTCTTGTTTAAACTATTGCCGTTCTAATCTCCACTTTCCGTATCTCATTCCTTATGTCAAGCCAATAGTCAATCCTATCCTGCCTGTAATACAAGCTTATCTCTTCTATCACGTAGTCGCACACCTGCGTGGCTATCTTCTTGTCAAACTTAATGACAAGTTCCTCTGCTTTAACTTTTGCTGTTACCATTGGTTTGTGGTTAAGTGGTTAATTATCCATCTCCACAAACATACGAACAAATATCCACACTGCCAAAACTATTTTTAACTAAACGCAAAAAGCCCCCGATTTCTCGGAGGCCTCTCTCATAATTATCCTGCGTCTAGGCAGCAGCGAACAACATACCATGTGAGTTCGCAGCACGAAGCTGAACACCAATGGATGCGTACAAGTCAACAGTGAAACCATCTTTACCGTTTGAACGCTGCGCTCCTGCGCCTGCTTCAGGGGAGGTGATACCATCCTGCACAGTACGGCGGAACTCTAAGCTGTTGCCCAAAAGGTCTTGCTGGTAACGTAAGTTGATAAGCGGATTGCCCTTGCTGTCATTACCCATGTTCAAGAACAAAGCTACACGGTCGTAGTTTGTACCTGCAATTAACGGGGTAGGGAACAAGCTGGTGTCCATGAAAGGGTAGTAAAGCTGCAAGTTGATAACCTTGCCCATGAATTGATACTGCTGGATTTCCAACTTAATCACATCACCACCTGCAATAGAACCAACCTGAGTAGCACCATTCAAGATGTACGGGCGCAAAGCATTCTGAATATCAGCAAATGCACGGCTACCACACAATACAGTGAACTCCTTGCCTGAGTTGTTTACACACATCAAACGGATTTGCTCTTGCAAGTCGGTTTCATCAATGGTAGAGGTATATGTACCTACAACACCATCGGCCAACACACGAGGGATAATACCGTCACCTGATTGAGAAGCAGTGGTAGATAATGTACCAAAGTCCTTACCCGTAAGGATGTACAACTCTCTGTCCATTGCAAACTGCTCCATTGTCTCCATCTCATTGACGAAGTAGTAGCTGTCTTGTCCATTGGGGCCTTTAATCCACTTGATGCTAGATGCCTCAGTAGTAGAGCAGATGATGCTCCTACGCATGATGGCTACCTTGCCTGTAAGCTGCTCTTCTTTCCATGTGCGACCACTTGGAGAGTCTGAGAACTCCTTCTTAGCATTGTAGAGGTGAGCAAATGCTTGTCCTGCTGCCAAATCGAAGTTGCCTGCGCCTGCCTTGATAACGGTTAAGTCAACGGCTCCTGCATTCTGTACGATTGCTGTAACCTGACCAAACTCTTCGTTCTCAAAACGGATAACGTCATCAACCAATAGTCCACAGTCTTTAACAGTGTTGGTTAAGAGTTTAACGGTGGCAGTAGCGGTGGTCAAGGCACTAGAGCCTACACCCACTATATACGATTGGCGGAACTTGCCTTTTTCAAACCAACTAAAAGAGGTTTGCCCAACTACGGGGTCTTTACGTCCAATACGTCCTAACAATGAAGTGAGGCTATATTGTGGGAAGCGATAGGTGATGTAATCACTAATATCGGGCTTCGATAGATTAGCAAACACATAGGATTGCTGTAAGTTTGGATTCCCTACCTGTACGCCTTCAAAGGCATAGGCTGGATTCGCTGATGGGTTGTTTACTGTTGTATATGACATTTTTGTTTTTTAATGTTTTTTAGAAAAGAGGTGCTTTGCCTTCCTTCATGTCCTTTAAGTCCTGCTCGTGTAATGTAAGCGGTTTGCGAGTGTTGCCCTCTGGAATGGTTTGGTTGTTCTTAGGATTTGATATATTTGCCATCCTGCCAATAACCTCACTCTTACCCTGATTCTTCGCTTTTGAAGAAGCCACCTCTACTACTTTGTCGAACATCTCAAGCTTCGCTGCGCTTTGCGCCATCTTCTTGAAGTCTGGTTCTCCTTTTTCGTTAAGGAAATATTTCTTCTGAAACTCCGTTGCCTTTAACTTCGTGTCATAGCTTAACAGTGACTTTTCTAGCTTTGCTTTGTCCGACTCATTGAGGCGCACCTTGCTTACTTGGTCAAGTTCTGTTACCGCTTGGCGTAAGTTATTGTCATACGTTTCTTTCATTCGTTTTGTGTTCTCGATGATGATGCCCTTGCGCTGTGCTTGCTCGGCTTTCGCTTCCTTGCGGATGTTCACTGCCTCACGCTTCTTGCCGTATTCGGACATCTCCTCAAAGGCTGACTCTGCATCTTCTTTGCTGCCGAGTTCTTCTGTTAGCTTCCATATAACCAAATCTGCGTCACTGAAAGCATCCCAATCCCTTGAGGTTACACCTAAGTAGTCCTGCCAATCCCCGCCCTCTTTCATTAAGTCATTAGCAATCTTCAAGTCCTCAGAAGCAAATGCCGTTTCAGCATCCTCTGACTTCTTCTTTAAAGACTTAACCAATTCTACTAACTCAATGTCGGACTTCACCTCTATACCCAACTCCCTTAGCTTGTCGCTAATCTCTGCTGAGATAAGAGGAATAGACTCGGCATTCCCTGCGGGTGCTTCTTCCTCATCAAAGATGAGAACGTCTTCCTCATCTTCTTGAATAACAACATCTGTGTTATCTATTGTTTCTTCGGCTGCCTCTTCCACTGTCACCTCTTCCGTTTCTTCATGTACGGTATCTTGTACGGTGTCATGTTCGGTGGCTGGCGCAGCAGGGGCTTGCTCACCTTTCAATGCGTTCATAGCCTCAAAATGGTCTTCGTTGCCTGCTACGGGCTTTGCCTTATTTGCTGCTTCTAAAGCACCAAAAATTTCACTTCCTTCACTCATATTGTCTCCTTTTAATTATTTCCTTTTGAATTCTGAATTGCTGCCATGATAGCATCGAAGTTCTGACGTTGCTCTTCTCTTACCGAGTCAATCTCACCCTTCAGCACCATAGTCTCTCTCTTTAACGCCTCACGCTGGTCTTGTTGTTGCATCTTGTTGGCTGTACGTTCTCTGTCTACCACCACCTGCTTCTCCGTATCTGCTGCCTCTGCACCTTGCTGCATCTCTGCTTCCATCATCATCTGCTGCTGCTGCTGCTGACCTTGCTGTTGCATCTTGCGCTCTTGTAGAACCAAGAACTTCTTGATGGCTGTCTTAGTGTCTCCGTCATAAAGTAGAACCAAAGCTTCGGTGATAGGTAGGCTGTTAGCCTGCACCGCTGCCATAACCATCTGCTCAAACTTGTTACGGTCATTCATTATGTCGTCACCATTCACCTGCACGAAGATGCCATACGTCTGCAAGAGAACCATCTCATCTACGTTGAGGATGTCAACGCCTATCTCTGAGATTATTGGCTCATATTGGTCACTGATGAATTTGAATATCGTCTTTATGTAGTTTCCGAACTTGTGCCATAATATATTCTCGAATTGCTCGAAGGCTTTATTCAATGGCTGCGTAATCAAACTTGACTGCGTTACAGCCATCTTCGATGTACCCACCAATGTATCTGCCTTTTGGAAGCCCTGCCGTGCATCGTTAATACCCGACACCTTGTCCATCTCTAAGTCCACATAGCTAACTAAGTTTAAATAGAGGTTAACAGAATCGGATAGGCTGGTGTCTATTGTAGGGAATGGGTTTCCTCCTGCTGGTATTCCCTCATTGCCTGTATCAGAGAAAGCAATACCTGATGTTTTGAGGTAGTACAATACATCATCAAGCTTCAATGTATCAGGCTTATAGCGCATGTCATACACAAAGCCCTTCTTACCTGCGCTACCCACCTGCAACTGCACATGGTACATAAGCAAGTCCTTGAACTCCTGCAATGACTGCAACTCCTGCACCTTAGAAACGCTGCGGAAGTTTACATACTGCGGAGATACAATCGTATAGGTATATTCTGCTGTGGACAACTCCTCAGATGGGCGTACAATGTTCTCTAACTCTCCCCATTCCTTGATGATGTTACCACCTATGAGCGTAGCCTTTCTAATGGTTTCAATAACCCTCTCTTCAATCTTCGCTCCGTCTGCCTTTTCTTTTTCAGACAACGTGCGCTTATCTTTTGCACCAAGCACCTTTACATGTTCTGTACCATATTGGTCTTTAACCACCTTCGCTGCCATCTGCTTCACATCACGCCATTCAGCGTAAAACACTAAGCACATGTTTTGGTTATTGATGGTTGTAAACGGCATTAAGAAATCACGCCCTTGATTGGAATATCCTCCCCAATTTAAAACCGACTCCGTTGAACGAGCCTGCGCCATCTGCTCAAGAGTGAGTCCATAATCAGACGCAACTTGCGCAACAGAAGCGTAACGCCATTCGCCAATATAAGAAGCAGAAGTGAAGTTATCATCAAAGCAGTTTGGGTCAACGATTACATAACGAGGGTCAATGGCACGAATGGCAGGCTTGTTGTTCCTGAACTCATGTCTTGCAATAGCCCTGCCTGTGATAAGCATGTACCTCGCCAATGCCAATCTAATGCTTGCATACCTTGTGCGCTCTACTTCGTAACGCAAGATACCATCCATTATTCGTTCAATGTTCTCCTTGTAAGAAGACTGCATGAACACATCTAACTCATCTTCTGTATATGGAACATAAGACGCAGAAACATCACCCAAAATATCTCCTTCGGGGTCTACGTCAACTGCTACTTGCAACATTAGCTTGTTAGCCAATATCTCTGCACGTTTGCGCATCTTGCGTGAGGCTGCTTCTCTGTTAATAGTTTTGCATGACACCTCTACGCTCTGCACTGCATACTCGCCCTCAAGAAGGTTTATCTTATTTCGGATTTTGTTGTAGTTCATCCACACCGCAGGGAGTACTTTCCCCGAAGCGTCTTTCTGTGTAAACTCAAATTTACTCGAAAGGTCGTAGTCGCCATTGTAGAAGCGCATAGCCCTCTCCATTTCAAAATATAAGTCGGGTACTATACCTCCGTATGCCGAACTGCCTAATATGGCAAGCATTGCCTTCTTGTGGTACTCCTCGCCCTTATCCTTATCAGGAACGGACATATTAGGAAACGTGTATTGATAAGCAGCGTTAGAATCCAATTATTTTTGTTTTAAATTTACCACCCTGCCCTGCTTGTCGAATCCATATCCGAAAGTCGCAAAAGGGTCTTCTTTTGTCTTCTTTCTTAACAACCTATTTTTTATAACGGTTCTTAGGTTCAGCAAGGTTAAGCCCCACGCATCTACCCTATCGCCCTTTTTCCTTTTGTTCTCGCTGCTGTAAACACACATCTCCGAAAGCAAATCAGGGAAGTTATATGCCTCTATGTTATTACGAGAATCGTTGTCTATCTCGCCAATCATCTCGTTGCTTAGGCTTTCATCCATGTAAACGCCATACTCTATAACCCTTGTCCGTGACTCGCTCTTGCCTGTCCTCTTTGGTTTCTTAGCCAGATACTTATGCAGTTCCATTAACTCGAAGTACGCAATCATCCTTGCTCTGTTCTTCTCCACAAGCACCGTGCAAACACCCATGTCGTTAGAATAGAACTCACAAGCCATAGCGCATTGCTCATAGGCTACGTTGATGTCTTGAGGCTTTGCTGTATATTGCATCACCGCACCTCTGTCTATACCCTCTTCATCTAATGCTACACCTTTGGCTATAAAGAACGAAAGGTTTGAGCCTGTGTTGGCTTTAGCAGAACCATCGGTAGGGTCACAGCCACCCGCATATACGATGCCATCCTGCGGACGCTCTAATATCTGAATGTCTCCATCATCCTTTGGCTGAAACTCCACCTTGCCCGTTAAGTTCCTCCTGAAGTACCCACGCTGTATTGGTGGCTGGTGCTTCATAAGGTGAGAAAGCCTATTGTTTATTATCTCTATGTCAAAGGGAGAGTCACCTGCTTGTACGAAGAACTCCTCCTCCTCAAGTGGATATTGCACCACGAAAGTGTAATATGCCTTTGAAGACCTACGCTTTCTTTTCTCTCTTTCGTCAAGGATGAACTTTAATGCTTCGATGACATTCTCATTCCCACATTCGTCTACGTTGTAGCCATTCCACCCGAACACAGCGTACTTTATCAAGCCGTAGTCTTCTGCTTTTGTCCAGAAGTTCTTAGCATCTTCTCCGTTGGAGTCCATGTCTCCTGCCGTGCCTGTGAGGATGGGTACGCCCACCCTTGTGATGCCATCATCTCCTGCAAGGGAGGGTTCTGTCAATGCCCATAGCTGGCTTAGTTGGCCGGGGTCTAGCTTGCCTATTTCGTCAAAGCCAAAGCACTTTACGCCCGTTCCCTCGAAGGCTGACTCCGAAGGCGCACGTCCGAAGATAATGGAGTTTTTGCCTATGTAGTCATAGCCACCATCTTTTGTCTTCACTTTCTTTGCGAAGTGCATTCTCTTTTGGGAGTTAGCTGCTGCGGTGGTCATCCTTAGAAAAGCGGGGAGGTTGTCATAACCAAACTTTAGGGAGTCCTTGAAGAACATGTTAACGGTTTCCTCGTCTTTTGAGGTGAAGCCTATACGTGCGTGAGGGCTATGCAGAGCCATGTTATACAAAGCATTGCTTAGTCCTGCTGACTTACCCCACCTACGCCTACCCATGAGGATAAGCCCTTTACCTTTGTTGCTGCCGTATAGCCCACCTGCGTGTTCTCCGTAGTAGCACGACTCTATGATTTTAAACATGTCCTGCATTCCCCTGCGGAACTCAGGCTTCCTTATGCCTATTTCTTTTGAAAGGATGTGCCAGAAGTATGTATATTGATACATCATCCCGCTGATGCCTTCAAAGCCATGTCTTGTCCTACGTAGCTGCTCTATCTCCCATGTACGCCTTTCTGTTGAATTAGAAAAGTGAGGGATGACAAACTTAATTGGCTTATATTCCATGCGGTCTATATGCTCAATCCTGTTTAAGTAGAACTTAACCTGCTCGTCTGTGTCGTAAGCCTCTTTATGTAAATAATCTATTAGGCTTTGTTTCATAGTTATACGTTGATTTCATCTGCCGTGGACATTGCATCTTCTCCGATGATGTCTTGCTCTGTTACGTTCATGTGTGTATTTATCATCTTCATAAACTCAAACTTCTGAGAGGTGAGGGTTGCCAATGTAGATGAATATTTCTTTAAGTCGTCTGCGTCTGTAACCTCCTCGTCCTGTAACTTATCCATTGCCTTGCTACAAGCCTTATCTAGCGCATCTAACGAGTTTCTAAGGTGCTTGATACCCTGTATGTCATAGTAGGCAGAGATAAACGTTTTAACGCTCTCTAAGCTGATGTACATGCCTGCTCTTTCTTCTGCTCTCATTCTCCTTTCTTCTTCACTAAGGTTTCTGTAAGGGGATAGCCAATCTGCGTAGAAAGCCACATACCTAAACTGAGCATCTTGAATACCCTTGAACTCCTTCATTGCTTTGAGGTGAGGGTTATCCTCGAATACATCTTGTTCCGTTATCCTGAATAGCATATATTGTATTTGAGTTATTTAACGTGTTTCTCCACTGCGGGTTGCATGACAGCACCCATCACTGCATGAGCGAACTCCTTAACCCTATCTGCACAATGTTCTGTTAGAACCAAGTCTGTGTTCACTTGAATGTATTCACAGCCCTTAGCAAGAGGTAGGGCTTGTATCTGAGAGATGGCTACTATCCCCATTGCGCTGTTTAACCTCGGACTACCGAAGTCGTACACCTCTTGTCTGTTAGAATATCTAATCACTAATCTTTTAACTTCCATACGTGAAGATAGTGAATTTCTAGCCTATTAATCTTGAATTTGATGCTGTTTCCTTGTGGATTGAACATGACAAGGCTTATATCCCCGAAGAGCCACCTCGTGGTTTACCACACCTTTTTATCTAACGTGTGTGGTCAATTGCATAGACACTTCCGTCCCCCCTCAAACGCTGCCAACGTCTGAATCTTTTTATTCGTTTAGGAATAGCCTTCATCGTACTTCGGGTCTCTGGTTCACTCCTTGAAAGCGATTGCCAGAACTGTCGGCCTCCTATCCTATGCAACACAGTTTTTGTTTCCGAGATGTTAGCTTCTCGTTGGATGTTCTGTAATATACAACACCCATATTCTGCAAATATAAGTAAAAAATAATAGACTATTGAAGTATTCTATTATCTACATTGGTTAAGCATTCTAAGAAACACTCCTGCACTCTCTCTACACTCACAAAGGACTCCATGATTACATCTGAAGGAAGCCATGTGTCGTAAGGGTTGCTCTTAAAATACTTAGAGTCTTTAAAGACATTATTGAATTTAGGATAACCAAAGATGGCAGGGTTAGACCTAGAGAAGATAACAAGACCTAGCTTGTCTGTCTGCATGGAGGCTAAGTGCTGTAACCAACTGTCAATGCTTATAAACAAATCAGCATTCCTTAACTCTTGTAATATCTCTTTCCTTGTTCCATAGATGGCAGAGGCTCCCTTGGTTGGGGTTTGACCCTCTACTAAAACCTCTATGAAATCTACCTCTGGATTCAGAGAGATGAACTCCTCGAAGAAAGGCCATTCCTTAGCCTTCCCAGCAGAACCTGTTTGGGTTTGAATTATTACTCTTGTCATATGAAAAAGGTTTCGTATGCTTCTTTTAATGTCTTGCTCCACTTCCTGTCATTCAAGAAATTGTAAATATTGAAATCTCCAATATTACCAAAGCCCATGAAAGATGCTTGATTTGCGTCAAGAACCATATAGTCCTCAAACACTTCAATGTTGTTATCGGCTGCACATATAATCGGAGTGCCTGTTAAAGCAAATTCATCTACAACAGACCTGAGTATCTCAGCATCCCCTTTGCCATTTACAGCATAGAACACCTTAGCATTTGGTTGGTTAAATCCGTTAGACTTTAGGAATCTCTTAAACTCCAATTCATCAGCCTCAAACATCTCCTTTTTGTTTCCAGCAGACCTGACTCCATTGGATGCCATTGAGTGCCATGTTATCGCAGGCACAAGCAGCAGCTTACCCTTCTTACTCAAATGCAGACTAAGCATTGTTTCTTCTCTAAAAGATACTTTGCTAAGGGGAGGGAACTCAAAGTCAATAGCATCTTTCTTTTTGTATATGAAAGAACTATACAGGTGTTGGGCTTCAATAATGTTTGTACGCTTAAACCACTGCGCATTAGGGGCTATTATCAGCGTGTCTAGCTTATTGGTGAAGTTGTCTGGACAATTGAATGTTTGATTGTCAACCATTAATACACTGCCAGCTACAGCACTGACGCCATCAGCCATGTGGCTTAATAGGGTTTCAAGTACGTTTGACTCTGGAATGCAATCATCATCAACTCTCCAAATGATAGGACAGCTTGCCTTGGTAATGCTATTTTGGTGAGAAGCCCACACGCCTACCCTTGCAGAATACATTAGTTCCCACTTAATGCCTTTTTGATTTGCTAGGATAAGAAGAAACTTGTATGACTCCCATTCCCTGATGTCAGTAGGGCTATCGCTATCATCATAGATAAGTATTTCTTTTGGTGGTAGTGATTGGTTGATAACAGCTTGTAGGGTAAGGGCAAAGGTAGTTGAGTATCTATCCTTGGTAGGGATTACAGCCGTAACTGCCTTGTTGTTGTCAAAGGTGAGGTTGTTGTAGGTTGAATGTAACCTGTTGTTTATGTAAACCGTTCTGTTGCCTTCTGTGAGGGCTTTGGCATAGGCTGTGTCTGCCTCATACGCATCAGACTCCCACCCTACCTCTAAGGCTGGTTTTGCCTTGGCTATAATCATAGCGGTGTCAATCTGACCCTGCACAATAGGTAGTCTTGCATTACACCTTATCTCATTAAAGATGTTGTGCTGGCTGATTAAAATCACTTCTGCCTCAGTAGCGTATGTAGCCTTAATTACATCTACAGAGAATGTGTTATCATCATCCTGAAAGTAGACATATTCAGGCAGGGCTTCTTTGTTGTCTTTAACAAGATTTGCAACTACCTCTAGCCCATGCCTTCTAGCAGCATTACCATAGGGAGAGTTTTTGTCATATCTATGGCTAGATGCAAAGGGATATTTCTGTAAAAAGCTTTCTGGAATAACAGCACCGTTGTTAGGCACGATAATCCACACCGCTGTGAGCCTAGGGAAGCCATCTAACGCATCTTTGA